AGTTCTCTGCAAACAAGTGTACTTTAGTTCCTTGATGTGCTGCTTTTTCTCTTTTGTTTTTCCACTCTAAAAGTATCTCACTTGTTTTAACTTGTAGCTTTCTTGCTGTGTTTCCTGCAGCTTCTTTTTCATTAAAATCAGGAGTGTGTTGTTTAATCATTCCTGTTGTAGAAGTAAGCAATTTATTTTTTACTTTGTATAAATGTCTTCCTTCTTCAAATTCTAAATCTAAAAATGCATTCTGCAATTTAAATTGAACATCGTTTAAGTTTAACATAAAAAGATATTTGTTAATTTTAACAAATATCTTAATTTTTATTCATAGTTTCAACTTAATCTTAATTATTCTTTTCTAATCTTTCAACTAAGTTTAACAGCTTTTTCATCAATGCTGTGTTGTTTTCTATAACATGATTGTTAGAAGCAACTGTTTCCATAAGAGTAGTTCTATCTTCTACCAAATATGTTTCAATTCTTTTCTCTAAATCAACTATCCTTGTTTCATTTTTTCTATGCCATACAAAGAATTGTTTACCCATAAAGTAAATAATGCCAATCATTAAAATAGCAAACACACCTAATATACCATAGTTAGTTAGGTAACTTATTTCTTGGGGAACTTGTAACAGTAAGGATTTCATTTTAGCATTAAGATTTATGGGATGATTTAAACTCAACTATTGGTAAATATTTAACCCACCAACAGTCTAAATTTTTGTTTTCAAATATTTGATAGAGTGGTAAAATCCAATTTCTATCTGAATCTAATAAAGGAGTAAATGGTTTAAAGTCATCATAAAATTTATCAGATAGATATTTCTTTTCATCATTGTCTAATAAACCACCTAACATAGTTTTTAATTTTTATTATTCGGGTAATGGTGGAGAAGGTTTGGGTTCATAATTTATCAAAGGTAATGTTTTAACCCAATTAAATAAAGGATTTGTACATTGTTCTATTTCTTCTATACTAATAACCCAGTTATCATTCAAATCTTGGATTGGGTTGAAATAGCTATCAGGCGCATATTGCTGTCCTACTAAGCTATCTTTTTCTGTTTCTGTTAATAGTCCTACTTGTGTCATAATTATACGTTTCTGCCTAATGTTGTTTGGAAAGTTATTGTTGCTGTTCTTAAAGATGTTAGTTCAGAATAACTTAATGGATCTGATAAGAAATAAAATCTAAATTCACGATTTGCATATCCACTATTTAATGGATTTGAATTACCTATATAAAAACTTGTAGTATGATATGCTGTTGTATCATTTGTTGTATTTGAAACAATAGAGCCATCTTGAATAATTGTTTTATAATCATTATTAGCTATTCTTGATGATGCAATAAATCCTAAGTTTTGCATTATTGCACTTGATGCTTTTGCAGTTGTAGTACCATTGAAAAATGAATTATTTCCTCCTAAGTTATGACTTCTAAGTAAAAAAAATGCACCTGTTGTCTGAATACCAAAATCATATCTTATAGTTGTACCTGATTGTGCAGTTATAAATGCACCTTGACAACCTAAGTTATTATTTGTAAATATTGTTTTTGTTGCAAAAGTATCTGAATATCCATTAGTACCATTAGGCAATGCACCAGTACTACTATGTGTCCATCCTCCTGTAAATGTAAGTCTAAATGCAGCATTAGTATCTAAAGGATTTTTCAAATTCCACTTGTGACTTGCTGCTGTTCCTCCAACAAAAGGATACACCGCTTTCATCTTAGTCCAGATATTTGCAGTTTTCATATCAATTACTAACTGATTAACTGCATTTGCTTGAACTTGGTCTTGAATAACTGCTGCATTTATAAATGCTTGAGCATCTGCATCAGAAACTGTTTGTGTTCCTATGCTTCTACCTAATGTAACTTGGAATGTTTGTACTGCAGTATAAAAATTTGCTGCTTCAGTATTAGTAAGTCCTTCTCCCAAACTTACAAAAGCACATTCATTTGGTGTAAAGTATTGAGCAGTACCATTATTGTTACCTGCACCAATATAAAAACTTCTATTGTTAGCTGTTACATTTGAAGCATCAGCTGCATTTAAAATCATACTACCATTTTTAAATGCTCTTATTACATTTGATGCAGTTCTTGATACTGTATAAAATCCTTGATTATTACCACCACTGCTTATAGAAGTATAAACACCTCCATTATTTAATCTAAAAACTGAAACTCCATTCCAATCTAAAGCAATATCAGAAAAACTATCAGGAGTTGTTCTGAGATATCCCAAGTTTATTTTATAGTTATTGTCTGTAAAATTAGTTCTACTATAAAAAGAAGAATGAATACTATTTAATGACAAAGAATCTGATACTAAAAATGTATCAGCATATCCATTTATTCCATTGGGTTTAGCACCTGTTGAACTATGAGTCCAACCGCCTACAAAATTAAGTCTATAAGCAGCATCCAAATCCCTTGGGTCTTTCAGATTCCATTTGTGATAAAATGCATTTCCACCAATCATTGGATATATGGCTCTCATTTTGCCCCATATACCATAAGCTTTAAGGTCTAAAACAAGTTGATTTATAGCAAGCTTTTGACTTGTATTAGGTATGCTTGATGCTTGTATAAATGCCAATGCATCAGGGTCATAAGTGAATCTTGATTTTATATATACTCCCATAAGAAAGTTTAGTTATACTTCAAATTGAACCAACCATGTATTTACCATTGAAGAAATATCAGTATCTTCCCAAGAATCAACATAAGACATATCTTCTGCTTTTACTCCAAATGTAGCTGTTGTAGTCGAAAGAATTATATCCACAGACAATAATTTGTCAATGGCTTTGTCTTGTATGCTATTGAGGTTGATTTCTACCGTTGGGTCAGTAATCTCAACTTTGAATTGATTAAATTTGTATGTCATTGTATTATTTTTTTATGAAAGTGTTGTTCCTGTTACTGTGAAAGTGCGGCATGGTAAAACAGTTGCTGAATTTACTTTTCCAAATTTTTGTATGTTAGTTGCTGGCAGAGAAAACATCCATGCCTCTGTTGTCGAATTTACAACTGTTGTTGATGTCCATACATTTGAACCTGATAAATTAAAAGGACTATAATTTAAAAATGAAGTTATACCAAAATTAGAAATGCTTATTATTTCAATATAATTTGGCAATCTCCAACCTGTTGTATATGGTGAAATACTAACTGCTAAAGCATTGTCTATTGCATTGTTCCAAGTTAAAGTCGCACTAACTGTCCTTCTCCACCCTAAAACAGTACTACCATCATAAGTTGACCAATCAATTACGATATTATTTGTGTATGTTTGTGTACCTAATTCATCAGTAAAACGGTTTGTATTTCCAAATGGATTATTTTCTGCAAGAGTAGTAAAATCTACATTTCGACCTGCTTCTAAATCTCCATCATCCCCCGTTCTGTAAGATGTTGTTTGTCCTGTTTTCATCAGTTTTGCAGTACTTCTACTGCTACTTCCTGAAGCTACTACACCTTTTATATATAAATCCATAGTTATGCTTTAGTTATATTTAAGTTTACAACAGCTGCTGTATTAACTGTAACTGTTATTTTACTACCTGCCAAAATTGTATTAGTCAAAGTATAAGCTACATTATCATCTAAGATTGTTATAGAAGGACTATTGAGTACATTACTAACAGTATTTATTTTTAAATTATAAGGAGCATAAAAATCTACTGTCAAAACATCTATAAGTTCTATTGTATAAACAATGCCACTATTAACCCACAAAGTACCATTGTATTCTAATATATCACCATTTTGTGGAGAAGTTATAGCAACATTATGTAGTTCATCTAACTCATAACCATTATCTATCTTGACATATATCTTACCATTTACTCCATGAGCATACTCTACATATCCTACAATAACTTGATGAAAAGGAGCTGATGGTTTAACATTAGTAACTGCACCAAATGTAGTAGGACTTAAATAAAGAATATCTCCATCTGCCCAAGTTTCGCCTTGTAAGGAACCAGTAGTGTTTATACCTTCAATAGCACCAACAGAAGTAATAAAACCTTCTTGATTTATAAGTATAGTTTCAGATGCAATACCAAGTGTTCCTGCTGAGTTTGCATCATTATCAGCTTTAGCTAACTTTACAGCTAATCTTTGTCCTTGTGCACCTG